TTCTTGCTCATACTTGCCTTATTGAAGCCTTTCCAAGTAACCTTACCATACTTTGAAGATGGGAGGTTCTTATCATTCTCAAGTTGTTTTCTCTTGAAAGTTTCAAACATCTTCTCAAATTGTTTCTCATTAGCCTTAAGAAGTTTCTCTTGCAAAGCATCAATATCATCCTCATAATGAGATTCAATATATGCTCTTGTCTTGCCCTGATACTTCAAGGCAAAATCATTATAATAAAATAATAAAGCGATGATGTAAGCTTGTTCATCAGAGTCAAGGTTCTTGAAATCAAAAACCTCATCAGTCAAATCAGCAGGAGTCTTGATAAGATGTTTTAATCCATCACTAACCATTCACTTCAACCTCCTGCAGTATTCGTTTGACTTCGATTCTTAACATCATTATGAACATTATCAGAATTCGTACTGGTTTTCTTTATCCCAGTAGTGCCAGTCTTGTCAATATCCTCTTGACCTTTCTTTGTAATTGGCTTGTGTAAGCTTTCAGGATCAGTATCATCAGAATTCTCATCCTCATCTTCATCATCGGTAAGGTTCTCAAATTCAATAGTCACATATCCACTTATGCCTTGAAGTTCAAGTTCCCTTCTGAACAATTCCTCAATATACTTGGTAACCCATTCCTGATTGTACTGGAAGAAGAGTATTCTACCACTTGTCTTACTGTCAAGTTGAATATCGGCTGTTGCCCTATTACTGGATTCAGAGTTGAATACAGCTTCAGGAGTGTTCAATCCTACATAAATGCACCTTTCATAGTATTTGAGGTAGTCTTGGATTTCAGGTAATGTTCCACCCTTAAGCACTTCAAGACCTATTCCATATGGCACTACTACTGCACCCTTATGGTCAAAGTCGGATACAGTTTCCACTACCATATTTCGTGCATCTTCATCAAGGTAGGTGTTCATCTTGTCCTCGTTACCCATAGTGACTACTACAAGGTTACTGTTCTTGTAAACAGTAAGGGTCATAAGTTCCTTGAGCTTCCTCTTGTACATCACATCATCCAGTACATTCACTACAAGACTATGACCTATTCCATCCCTCTCAAGGTATTTCATATGAATAACCTCGGATGGTTCAAAGTTTATCTCAACCTCTTGGGAGGATTCGTTCTTCAACTCATCGAATTTCCTGCGAAGCCAACCATTATTGGTCTTCGCATTCTTCTGAATAACTTGCTTGTAACCTAATAATTCCTCTTCAGAGTCATATATCTCCATAATATTATAGGATTCACCATCCCATTCAAGCCATCGTGGACATATATGATTCTCCTTGACTCGCAGGTTCATAAAGGCTTGACCATCTACAGCCCCTTTCCAAAACATCTCATCAATAATCTTATTAATATTCCAGTAGTCCTCATCCATCTTCTTGATGTGATTAACTGCCTCTTCATTATCACCAATTATCTCGAAATGAGTATTGGATTTCACCATAATATCCAGTAGTACACCGTGTACTTGTGGGTCTCGTGTGGCATACCTGCAGTTCCTTACTGTCCTATTAATATGGCTTGGGGTTATCTCGTAAAGGTCTTTCCCACTTGGATTATCAGGTTCTTTCGCTGATATGTCAGCCAATCTGACCTCGTTAGGATAACTGTTGCGAACCTCTCGTTGTCTGAACCCATATATCCTATCAAAAATTCCCATATATATTCATCTCTCCATTTTAGTATCCATAGATTGTAGCCTTTTCAGGCATACTTCGTTCAGGGCTTAAGATTCCAACAGTACCATAAACACAATAACCCAATGCATCCATACTATGGTCATTGTATTTTATCGGCTTATCAATAGCATTCCCATCCTTATCCCTTTGATAGCAGTAATTCTCAATCTCCTTAATAGTATTCACACACTTGGGGCTTATGTGGATTTTAACTGATTTGGTGGCATTGATTTTTGCATTAACATCCTTGATTCCACCAACCATATTGTAACCATATTCATTGAATTCTTGTATCCTGTCAGGCTCTGCCTTATCACCATAAACTGTGTCAAGGTTACTTGGGTTAAGATTATTCCTCTTCAACATCTCATTAACCTTACCAATAAACTGGTAATTTATAAGGTTTCGCTCGTAAACCTCATCAATAACATAAGCCTCATTATCCAACCAACCAACCAATAAGAAACAACTGGGGTTGTTGAAACCAAAATCAGAACCTCCAGTATAATACTCGAAACCTCTACTGGATTCCTTGATATCCCAGTTCTGATAAATAATGTCACCAACCAATCCCCACTTTCCAAGTGTTAATCGTGCATAAGTATCATAATCAAACTTCTTCCTATCCTCTGCCATCTTGATATACTTATCATCAACAAAGGGGTTTTCGGTGTAGTGGAAATGCACTACACAAGCATCTTCATCTTCAAGCTTGTGAAATCTTTTGTAAATCCAATGTGATTGCATTTCAGGGGTAACAACAAGTAATAATTGACCATAGTCATCAATACTCGCTTGTCCTCTCACCCTTGAATCCAATTCCATAAAGATATCCTTATCAATTTCCTCACATTGCTCCACATAGACTAGATCAAGGTTCAGACTGCGAATTTTCCTCATATCGTCTAAAGCCCTGAATATGATGGTTGTACCATTAGGGAAAGTCATAACACCCTCGGTCTTATTCTCCTGATAAGGCAAATCATACTTATCCAACAATTGCCTGATTTCCAACCAAGCAGTCTGTTTCAAAGATGGCAAGGTCAACCTAAAAACACCAATCTTCGCATTCTTATGAGTGAAAGCATACATTAAAACCTTATGACAAGCAAACAAGGTCTTGCCACTTCCTGCTGATCCCTCAACAACCAAGTACCTATGCTTATCATACAAATACTCGGTTTGTTTCTCACTCAACTTCCACTCAACTGTTGGCATATTATTCCTCTTCTAGGTTTTTCCTATCTTCTTCACTCATCTTATGCTCGGATTTAGTACTGGTAATCTCAATCTTAAACTCCTTATCAGAAGCGACATCAACTCTGTCTTTCCTACCCCATCTTTCAGGGTTCTTCCTTTCCAATAACCAAGCAAGGGCAGTCCAATTCCTCTTATCGAAACCGATATCATAGATTCCCTCGGCTATAACAGTTTCAGCCTTTCGCTCGGCTTCTCGCAACTCTGCAAAAAAACTAACATAAGGCTCTTTACCCTCTCTAGCCTTGGTTCTCCAATAAGCCAAAGTGGATGGGGAAATACCACAAGCCTCACAACTAGTACTGATATAATTGCCCTTTTCAATCATAGCTAAAAGCTTCTGCTTAAGGATAGGCTCTTTAATGAATCGTGGAGGCTTCTTCCCCTGAACCATATTCCTCTCTTCAATCTTATTATCATCATCAGTCATAAAAATCACAATATCCTCAATAATCCCTCAACAATCAACAAGGCAACACCCACAATGACACCAGTATAAATAGTACTCCTGATGCCCAGTTCGGTGGATTCTTTCTCATTCATCAACTCGACCCTTAACTTCTCCTCGTGCAACAAGGTAGTTAACTCGTTAATCGCCTTGGTATTATTGACTCGCTCCTCATTCAAGGTACTGTTCAGATTATTCAAAGCATCAGTATTCTCACCTAAAGCATCCTTGATTTCCCTTATTTCATTGAAGAGTGTCTTGTTCTCTGATTCCAGTTTGGTTACACGATTATTCAAGTCAAGATGGTCATAAAAAGTTGGACTACTCTTCTCCATCCAACTCCTCTGAATCATCAATGTCTATTAAGTCCTTGTATTCAGGATGGTAAATATCCAGTAATGCGATTATTATCAATATTACTGCACTCACTATCGCAGTTGCCAAGTTAGGATCAAGCCTGATGCCAAGCATAGTTGCAATGGCTACCAGTATCAGTCCTAAATCGCTGATTAATGTTGTCAATCTTCCTTTATCCATTCTCTTCTGCACTCTCCAAAAATTAATTCTCCCTCGCCCCCCATCAATAATAGGGTATGTGTGGGGGGAATATTGGGAGATGATAAAAATGATGGGGGGGTCATCGGTGAAAAAATAATAACCCAAAAAATTTATAGTAATCAATCATCGCACAAGACAGTAAGTTGGTACATTCAGGACAACCATAGAATTGTTCGGACTATAACGAATGAAAAAAATCTGCAAAAACAAAAAAATCAGAGAAACCAAAAACATCTGACAAAAACATAAGGAACATAAAAAAAATTTATGATTCTTATGAAAGTTATGTTTTCAAAAACTAAAATCTTCAATACCTCCTCAAATATACAAAAATTTTTCTGAAAAAAAAATTAAGTTTCTGCCGAAAAATAGCGATAGTCAAACCTTGCATATCGGTTTTCATACTCCAAACAAGAAAACAAGCATCAAACCATCATTTTCAATCTCACGATATGCTCAACATTACACCAAATTTACTCAACATTTACCGAAAATCTGCAACAAAAAGGGTGAAAAATGCAACAAAAGGTCTAATTTACTCAACACGAAAAATGGTGTAGATTAAATCTACACTTGTATGGTGTGCTATATGTCCCAAAACATACTCCTCCATCCTTAAAGTACAATTTCAAGTGTAAAGTGTACGAACATAACAACCTTACACATCGAAAAAGACAAAAGGATCAAATAAAAAAACAGTAATCATTGAAAAAACAAGAATATTCAATACCCCATAAACCCCCCAGTTTTTATATAATATCAACAAATATCATATAAAAACTACCCCCCACATAATAAGCACAAGACAATAACTTGGTACATTCAGGAATACTATAAACTATACCCTTTTCGGAAAAAAAGAAAAAAAATAAAAAAACCCCACACAAACACTCTAAAACCAACCCCCACAAAACCCAAAAACCACAAAAAATCTATGCGACAAGTGTCTTCTTTAGCCCCCCTTGTTTCGGTACTTATTTTTTGCTTGTGTCGGTCGGTCGGTCGGTCGCTGCTGCAGGTGGTCTGGTGCTGCAGTTGGTCCTTGTGTCTAGCTATTGGAGGTGCTGCAGCTTCTAACATCATACTATATAGTTAATATATAGTAATATATTATCCTGCAGCTATTGGAGGTGCTGCAGTTATTGGAGGTGCTGCTAGTGATCCTAACTATTGGAGCTGCTGCTACTGGTTCGATAGCTAACAATGAAAAATAAAAAGAAAAATAAAAGATATTTTTTTAGTTTTTTAAATCTGTTTCTGTTTGGTCCTGCTGCTGCTTGTGGTGGTTGTGGTGGTGGTGTGGTGTTGTGGTTTATATTGCTGTTGCTATTGCTCCTATTATTGCCATTATGCAGCAGTATATTATTATTGGTGCTATTAATATATCTATTTCATCCACTCGCTAGGCCTCCGTTTAGTGTTTTATACATATTGTTGGTTTGTTGTTCTTGCTGCTGCAGTTTTTACACTTGCTGCAGTTGTTTTTACAGGTATAATAGTTTTTTATTTTTCCGGTTTCCTGCAGTTGCTTGTTTAGTTCTTTAGTTACTGTTATAAATGTATTGGATGCTGTGATTTTTTCTAGCTCCTCGATAGTGGTTTTTAAACTTACACTTTGATTAAATATTATGTTGTCTTTGAGGCCGTTATAATCTAGGTCTTTGGTCTTTGAGTATCCGTAGGCCTTGACAGATCTGTGGGTTTCTATTTCTGTTATTATGTCTTTGAGTACCTCCAATATTTCATTATTTGGTATGTCGCTTTGCTGTGATATCCTGATAATATCAGTTATGTTTTTTCTTTGCTGTTTTACTGCTGCTTTTATGAGGTCCTGATATTCTTTTTTATCCTGTTTTTTAAGTTCTGCAGCTGCATTAAAAAAGATGTAGTTTTTTAATCTAGATTTTACAATGTTTTTAAATCTCTCGTTCTTTGCTCCGTAACATATGCTGCAGTTTTTACAGGTGCTGTTTAATAAGTTAGGGCATAAATAATAAGGTCCGTAACTGATGCTGCTTATTTTGTCCTCTTTATTCAGCTTCTTATTGGATGTGCTGATAGTAAAAAGCTTTGCTAGGTCTTCGCCTGTTTGAATACTGTTTATTAATTCCTTAAATGAGGCCGGTATAAAACTAATATGCTTTTTACTGACTTCTTCACTAAAGTATAATTTACTGCTGTCTAGGTCCTGCAGCTTGTTATAATCACTTCTAAATACTTTATTGCATTTTTCTTTTATGGTTTCTATTTGCATTATTTGATCCTCCTTTTTAAAAATTTTTAAGGATGTAATTTTTACATCCTGCTTAATTTTTCGTTTGCTTCTTCTTCGGTTTCTGATTCATAAATAATATTTGCTATTTGTTTTAATTCCTGATACATTGCTTTTTTTTGAATTTGCTCTATAAAAGCTGCTTCAGTATACATTCCAATAATATTTGCTGCTGCTGTTTCATCCTCTTGGACTTCTTTTAATCC